AACCACATTTTTCATTAATCCTTGGAGATAATTGGTCGGTGTAAGCCTTTTCTTACGGCTTTGTTGCTTTACGAGCTGTTGTAGCTGTTGAATTTGTTGTCTTGTGAGGTTTCCAGTGGCCATTAATTACCCGTTCTCTTCAATGCATCACGTCTGATTGCCATTTCCTGTCTATATTCGGTCATATCCTCAGACGATTGTATCTTTTTTTCAGTTAAATCTCTATCTTGTTTTAATTTTTCTTGATCCATCTGGAATTGCATCATTGATTCCTGTGCTTTACGCTGAATTTCTTGACCACGAAGCTCTAATTCTTTGTTTTTGAGCTCAACAATTGGATCTTGACCTTGTTGCATTAAACCTTGTTGCTCTTCTTGCACCATTTTGTTAGTTACAACAGCAATAATTTGTGAGATTTGGTTTTCACCTTCTTCTTGAATCTGTTGCATGATCTGTGGTGGTACTTGTCCACCCATTTGTTGTGCAATTTGCATCATCTGTTGTTGTACAACTGCTTGAATCTGAGCTCGAGCTGCCAGTGCGATGTGTTCGGACACATGACCTTGTAGTAAAGCAAGAACAGCGACTTGTGATTTAACTAATTGAGATGACATGAAAGAGCGATGAGCTTCAATATGTGCATCATGATTCTGTTGAATGAAAGCTTGTAGTTGTGCTCCCTTCAATGCTTGTGCATTTTCCATACCTGGATCAATTGGAGCAGGTTGTTGAGGCGGAGGTAGTAACTGTTCAATCTGTTGAACCCCTAATGCCTGATACATTCTTTTGTAAGCTTCATATAAATTATGCATCTGTGGGTTAGTCTGTGCTAACTGTAGTTGCATTTGAGCCATTGTCACTCTTTGAGAAATAGAGAAAACGTTTGGATCAGAAACAGGTAAAACATCAACACGTTGATCAAAGTCTTGTGCTTTAATAAAAGAGTTTCCTCCCGCTACCTGATAGGGATACATCGGTGGTAGGTAAGTAGAAAATACTTTTGCTAATAATTTAAATTCTATTTTTTGTGCGTAATGTAATCTTTTGTGAATTGCTGACATCACCTTAGTTCCTCTTTCGAGTAAAGCCATGGTCGTGCCAACCGGCATTTCTGAACTTCCGCCCTCAGCCAATTTCATATCAGCAATAGAAGCGAACCGTCGACCAGCGTCCACGCAAAACCCTAATAAGCTGAACAGCGTGGCAGACGGTTCTTTGTACGGTAGAGGGAGAAGGGAATCTCTTAAAACTCCGTTAGGTGCATCAACGTCTCTAAACTCTCCTGGTTGGATTGGTTGACCATCGTCTCTGATTCTAAAACCACGAGACTTGAACCCAGCTGGTAAATTTGACAATGTTCCTGCATCAAGCAGCTGACGAAGAGCAGCAGTTGCAGTTCGACTAAGGCCACCCAACATGTGAATAAGACCAAAGCCATAAAAGCCAAGACCAGGTAAAAACTTGTAATGAACGAAGTATTGAATCTTTTTTCTAATAGGATCTTGTTTGCTGAAGTTTCTATAAATCGACAATATCTTGCCCGAGCCTTCATCAATAGTGACAACATAAGGTACTTTAATTCCTGACTCTTCTTCAAAACCCTTTAAGTCTAACAAAACATGCATTTCAAGCAACGTGTAATCTTGATAGGTTTCTTCTCTTTTAGTTCCTTCTAATTCGTCATACTTATCTTGAATATCATTTTCAACATCATAAGGATTAATTTTTACATCACGATAAAAACCAGAAACCTGTTGTTTCTTAATTTCATTCTCTGTCATCTTTACAACGTGAGTTACACGTTCTGCTGATTCTAAATCAGATGTCATGTAAGGTACGACTAAATCTTCTGCTGCAATAAATTTAGATACAGCTCGACCCATACCACCATCGTAATAAACTTTTTTGAAAGCACTTCCGGCTAAGGGTAAGTGAAATAATAATTGATCCATCTCAGGATCATATTCTTCCATTACATCAGAAATGTAATAGTTCATAAAATCTTTCACTCTCTCCGATTGAGATTCAATCTCAGGTGTGGCTAGTCCAATAATTTGAGTTCTGACAGGACCGCCTGCTGGTAAAAGTTCTTTGTAAGACTGTGCTTGAAACTGAACAACAGACTCTGAGAGTAGCGGGTGATAAACACCACTTGCACCATCAAAGGGTCTTGTTCTTTCCTCGTATTTAAATCCGAGTAAATCTAAACCTTTAGTATAACCTTGTTCCCATTCTTCTCTTGAACTTTTATCGCTAGTATATCCACTTTGTAAATCATTAGACAACTCTTCTAAATCATCATCATCTATGAACTCAGCTAAGTTAGCTCCGAAAGGAACTTCACCTTCTTGTTCTTCTTCAGGATTAATGACAACAGAACCATCATCTTCTTCTAAATATTTTCCTTCAGGTTGCTCGCCATCTAGTGTAATTTCCTGTCCTACTTTTTCTATTTGAATAACTTCGGCAGGGTTGATTGCTTTATCTATATTATTATCTACCATTTATGACCTCATCTAACGAAAGTAAACTAGGACTTTCTATTTGTCCACCTCTTTTACGAGTCACATAATTCTGAAGAAGACCCTCATCTAATTCAACTCTAGGCTTATCATAGTTCTTGTCTTTTAGATATTCTATTGTCGGTGTTAGATCTATAAAACCCCAACCTTCAGGGTTGTTTGGAATGTAAGCATCAGGGTAGTTCCGATCTGTGGCAAAAGTAGAAGCATCAAGAGTATTATAAAATTGACCTTCTTCAGTTTTTGCACCTTGTTCATAAAGCTTCGGTGGAACAAAGTCATCTCCATATATTTGTTGTCCAAGTTTTGTAAGCTTACTCACTACGTTGTTAGCTGCTTTATACATCGTATTGTTTTTGGGATTGTCAATTGATCCATAAAAAGCAAACATACCTTTTGCTCTGCTAGAGTTACCTAAAGCATTAAGAGTGGTTTCTTCATTTGTAAACTCGTCTCCTCTTGGCACCCGATCTCCTCCTAATTGAATTTGCGCTGCGTGTTCACCAGGCACCCAAGTAACCTTGTCTACACCTGTTCTAATTGAGTCAAGAACATATTGATAAATAGCTTCTTCTGCATAACCTAAAGGACCAGTAGATACATAAGGTATGGTTTTAGAAATTCGACCAGGTTGGTTTTCATTTTCTATTTTTTTAAATCGATATTGATTTTCAACATACTTATTTAACTTCTTCATGTATTTAAAAATCTCATCAGCTCTGGTATTGTTTGCTAAATAATTTTCTCGGTTTGCCTCAGGAATATTGTCAATCATTCTTGCTGGTTCATCTCCATACAATCTATCTATTTCCTGTTTAATTTGATCGGAAGAGGCTGATAAGAAAAGATCTCCATCTTTCATAATACCTGTAAGGTCTATTGTTTTTGCAATCTCATTAGGGTTTAGTTTGTAAAGCTCTTGTAGTCTTGGAATATTATTTTCTGTAAAATCATTTATCTCCGCTGCAAGATTTTGTGACTGAATCGTTAGCGCCGGATCGTAGTATCTATTTTGTTTTCGAATGGGTCCTTCTTGATCAGATTGAACCTCAACCAAAACATTATAATCGACTCCCTTAGGATCAGTAAGTGTTCCTGTTCGATAGTGAAAGGCATCCATCTGCTGACCACCTGACCATGAATTATTAAAGTGAGTGCTGTCTTTTGTGTTCTCTCCTAAAATACTATCGGTTCGTGGAACAATGGTAATTGCTTGAACGTCATAATTTTTAAGATTGTTTGGTCCTGTTGATCTATAGGAAGGTGCATTAGCGCCACTCATGAAATCTAAAAGACCTTCGTTTGTTTCTGGTATATCTAGAGTTTCATTAATCTTTTGAGATAAGATTCCGAAGGCTCTGTTGAAGTTATTGAAACGAGATATAGGACCTAGTAAACCGGCGCTGAACTGCATGATAGGATTTTTTTGTTCTTCTAAATTTTTAGCATGTTGAATAGCTGCATCTTCGTAAGACATTCCAAAAACCTTTTGAGCTTTTTCTTTTCTAAAACGAGCAGCCATGTCTTGATAGTTTTGATTAGCCGCCGTTAAGAGCTCGAGATATTTTTCATCTGACATGTCTCTTCCTTCAAAAGATTGATTAGTCATCTCAATTAATGAATCAATATCTTTTTGCATATCAAATAAAACACCCTCTCTTAAAAAAGTGCTATCATACAAATTAGCAAACTGATCATTTAGTTCTTTTAATCTTTTAATAAATAACTCTTTGTTACTCATTTTTTGAGTATCATCACGAGCGTATCGAACTTTTTTAGTAAAAGGATCTAATTCCTCACCACCAATATCGTTTAACAAAGTTCCTTTAGTAACTTTCAATCCACCACCTCTTTCTTTGTCTGCCCGCATCGCATCTAATAAAGCAAACTCCAAACCAGATTCTTTAAGTTCTGCCATGCTAAAAAAATCAGCAAAAGGTGTGTTAGGAAACTTTTGTTTTATCTGACGAAAATCGTTATAGACTTCTGCCGGTGATTTAGAGTAATCATCAGGAA